GTCGTGGATGTTGCCGATGACAAAATGGCGCTTGCTCAGTTTGTACGGATGTAGTGGGGTGCTGCTTCCGCTTCCAATTCCAGTTGTGAAACATGGGATTCTGAGATCTGTGTTAAAAATAACTGGCTCTCTTGATCCGTTGTAGCTCAAAATATCACCCTCAAAAATCTTCACGCCGTTCTTGTCGGTCAGGCCGGTATACTGGCAGACCGTGGAGGGGTCAACCTCAAAGAAACCTCCGAGCATGATACCTTTTGTGGGCGGGTCTGCCCTGGCCGATACCAGCCGCGGTAGAATGTACGCTCCGGGCATAAAGTCGGCATCTTCCGGGACATCCACAATGTTTCCCTCCACCCACTCGCCGTTATCCAGCCGTTGGGCCTTGAAAAGTATTTCTCTGGTCATTTGGCACCTCCGATTGTTGGTATATAATCCATACTGAACGGAACTTCCTCCATCATTGCTCCGCAAGGGCAGGTATACAGTTCGACCCGTTCATCTTCGGAAATATCGTCAGGAAAGTCTACGCTGAAAAAGAACCCGCAATCAGGGCATTTCAAGGAAATCATTGGGCACCTCCGATGATCTCGTCCAATGTGGCCCGCCTTATGCTCCTCAGCGTAGGAAACGTTTCATCAAGGTTATCAAGACTGCCCTTATAGTTGTCTTCGTCATCATACATGTAAAATGTCTGTCCCACTATATCAACGTATGCCAATGTTTTAACAACTGGATATAGCACTTTGATAGCCTTCGCCCTCTCCACCTCCTGCTCCGTCCAGCGGGGCTTGCGGGCGATGTTTTCTGGATGATTTATGAGATTGTTAAGACATTCCACAGTGGAGAATCCCCAGCAGTCATTTGATATTTCAATCTGGAATGTCCCATATTTATTGATACGAAATCGCCCTAACGTGTTTCCTCTAATTTCAAACTTTTCTTCTGGTTCAACCCCAAGCACCTCGCAAATTCTCGGCTTGTCCATGTTGGCCTCCTCCTTGATTTTCAGGTACTTTTCGATGGCTTCGTCTAGGTTGGCCTCCTTGTCACGTTCGATGCAAAACCGAATATATTCCTCGATAAACTTCATGTCATTTTCGGCACCCTTGATTTTTCCCTTCCAGCCACAGGAGGGGCAGTAGAAGATATCTCCGCGTCCTCCATTTCCGCAGTTTCTGCCGCAGTTAGGGCACTCTGCATCAGCAAACATCAGATTAGCCATGGTCGGCCTCCTTTCGCTGGCCGTAGGAGCAGAAATCATCCGGGCCAAAGTTAATGCTAAACGACGCTCCGCCCTCATGGTCTGTTGCAACATCATCACTCTCACATTCCATGGTATAGTGATTGAACCACTCACAATCCCGGCACCTGACCACAGGCACGGCGTCGATGGTGGGCAGGCTATCAAACATACGCTTCATGACGGCTCCAGTCACCCCATCACCACCAAAGCACTCTCGTGCATTATCCGCATCAACTAGTCTCATGCTCGGCCTCCCACTGTTTCTTCATGTCTTCGTATAACTCTTCCATCTTTCGATTCCACCCCTTGAGCTTCCACAGGACAAGCAGGCCAAGCGCCATCCACTCCACAGCGGCTATAATTGTAAGAATATCAGCCATCCTGCTCCCTCCGTAGTGCGGCCTCGGCCAGTTCGCGGAGGCGGTCAATGGGGCCGAGAGCACGATATTGCTCCAGCTCTTGCTTGTCCACTCTCAGACCAAATGCTTCACCTTTGAGCTGTTCGATTTCCCCCGGCTCCAAGCCAGTCTCCTCATAGGCTGCGAGGCGGTCAACGTGCGGCCCGTAATCTTCTCTTCCTTCGGCATCGATAGCTACAAACCATTTTCCACCACCATGCCCATTGTCACACCAGTATGTCAGTCTCTCCATGCTCACCCCTCCTCCGGCGGCCCGTCAAAGGCCGTCCAGTATTGGCCGTACAGCTCCAGGCTAAACGGCTTGATGTGCTTGCAGTACAGATATCCATCCCTGCACCCTTCTGCAATCTCCAGGCCGCCCCATTGGAGCTGGGCTATCCCTGCGCCCTCAATGTAGATTGCCGTCTCCTGGGTGATGGATTCCAGCTCTGCGCGGGTGTATTGGTGTCTCATGGCGATACCTCCGTCGGGCGGCGGTACACGGTGTAATCTCCACTGGGGCGATCCAGGGTCTCACCGCCCAGCTCCTCCCGCAAGATGTCCTCGAACCCGGCGCCCTCTAGTACTGCCAGGCAATAGATTCGACCGTTTACCACCAGCGCCCACTCACCGTCGTCCCCATAGTCAATCCATACCTTGTCATAGTCCATGCTATCAAGGTCTGCCTGCGTCAGCGGCTCGTTCGGCGGGGTGAGGGTGGACATATTAGAGATCGCCTGCAAAAGCGCACCCCGTTCAACAGCGGTTAAATCTGTTTTCTTGATATACTCCTTTAGCGCATCCGAATCAATCGCACTCATCTTTCAGCGCCTCCTTAACCATGCGTGGGCTTCCCTTTGTGGGGATTTCTTGCGTTGGCAATAAAAGCATCCATAATAAGCGTGAGACGATTATGTTTGACTTCGCCATTTCCATCGATATAAAAGTTTTTCATGCTCCACCGCTGGAGTTCTCGGCCAAATGGATAGTCTACAACTACGTCTTGCCCAATTAGGGCTATAAATTCATTTTTTGTCATTGTTTAGCGCCTCCAGTCTCTTTCTCAGTTCCTCCCACGCCTCTGGGGTGAGAGGGCGACCACATTGAGAACAGTATTGGTGTCCCCACCGCTCCCATGCGATTGCTGTATCAGCTGCTTTGCAACGGTCACACCCCGGCCACAGCCGCTCCACCTGCTCCCGGCTGACGGGGCGGAGGGCGGAGAGGGCGAGGTTAAGAGCTGCAATTCGTCTTTCTGCATTTTTAACTCCATCAGCCATTTGGTGTGACACCCAAAACGTGCTTGGGGTATCTCTCATAACCTCATTCTGTCGCTTGCTTTCCGCCAAAATGTCAATCGCTTCTTCCCGCGTCACGGCTGGGCCTCCAATCTCTGCAATTCCTCCGCGCTCAGAATCGGCGCGCGGGTGTTCCAGGCCAGGCGGGCTTGCGCCTGTGCCTCCTCAATTCGCTGTTTCGCCGCCTCAAAATATCCGGGGTCTAATTCTATGCCAATAAACTTCCGCCCCGTGTTGACACAGGCAACGCCGGTGGATCCACTTCCCATAAACATATCCATAACGGTTCCGCCATCAGGAGCAATAGCCATTAAATGCTCCAACAACTCGATAGGTTTTTCAGTCGCGTGTATCCGTCTAGATGTTGCTTTCGGATTACAAACAAAATATCCTTTGTAGTTTCCACCCTCATTTGGAATATGTCCATTTGATGCCCAAACACAATATTCGGCGTTTTGCGTAAACCGCCCTTTTTGTGGTCTCGCTGCGGTTTTAATCCATGGAATAACCCCCCGGTACACAAGCCCGCCGCACTGCACGGCGTCAATAGTCGCTGCCAACTGCCTCCAATCGGTAAAGATGACTGCGATGCCGCCTGGGCGCATCTTTTTTTTCGCAGCAGAAACCCAAAATGTTTCCCAAAGCGTAAAACTGCGTTGGTCTCGATTATCCCCCGCAAAATCAGGCTTGATATCTTTTGTGTCTGTGCTTTGATATTTTTTACTTGATCCGTTCGCTCTATCAGAGCGATACATTCCGCCGCTGGAATACGGAGGGTCAGTCAGCACCATATCCACGCTACCGTCCGGGATGTCTTGCAGTAGTTCCAGGCAATCTCCCTGCATCAGCACCACCCCCGCATCCGTCAGCCGCTTGGCCGCCTCTCTATCGCCCAACAGGGCGCGCGTCTTATCGTCCATTGTTCGGGTCCTCCTTTATCATCGGCCATTGAGAAATGCCATTCTGGCTTGCGGAGACCTACTGTTTGATGGCAGGTTATTCCGAACCCTCCATGCGGCGATTGGATTTTTTGATAAGCCAAAGTATTTCCCAATTTTGATATCGCTCATGCCCTCTTGGTACAGCCGCATGCAGACCGCCTCGTCAAATACTGCCTTTGGGCGTCCATTTGGATTCGGCGGGGTGCGTTGAACTGTCTTTTTCTCTGTGCAGCGTGCGCCCGGCGGGCAGATCAAAGAGCGGGCATGCCCGGTATAGCCTATGTAGTCGCAGCAGTACAGCCCGGCGGTGATATAGCATCTGTAGATGCAGTCAGCACAGTGCTTGTCCATGTCCTACACCTCCACCACATGGATTCCGCGCCCGGCCATGAGTTTTTTCTTCAGCTCGTATTCTTTGGTCTTGTAGCCCTTCACGTCCTCCACCACGACCTCCCATCGGGTGTCTACACCCTCTTTGACCGCCCGGCGGTATGAGAAGTCGGCCCGGTACTTGATGGCCCGCACACGCTCACCCAGCGACGTGGTGAACGCCTCCTGGAGGGTGAACTCCGGCTGGAGCTTCAAATCTCTGATTTCTCCGGCACACAGCATGAGCATGAGTTGGTCATACCGTACGGCCTCTTTCTGACTGTCGAAGGTGATGCCATTTCGCACCGCCTTCTTGTTGCCGTATTTATTCGCCATAGCCAAGCGCCTCCAGCGCCCAGTTCAGGGCCTCAACAATCTGACCATGCACCTGAGCCAGCTCGGATCCGGTCTCCATAATGGCGCGATGCTTGTCTCTCAGGGCGGACAAAACATCCGCCGCCTTTTCGTCTGTCACTCTGATATCACCTCGCTGGTATAATCCGCCCCACCGCCCGATAGAACGCCGCGTCGCACGTTCCGGTACTGGCGTGCCTGTTTTTCGCCAAAATAATTTGCATATAGTCAGGCTCCCACGGGTCGGGCCGTTCCTGGTTGTAATAACTATTGCAATGCAAAAAGATTACACCGTCCGCATCCTGCTCCAGTGCCCCGGTGTCCCGCAGGTCGGAGAGCTGGGGCCGCTTGTCCTGCCGCTGTGCATTCTCCCGGTTGATCTGCGCCAGGCAGAGCAGCGGGACTTTGAGCTTCCGTGCCAACGCCTTGAGCTGCCCGGACACCTCGGTCATAGCCTCATAGCGGTTTTTATCCCGCTCCTCTGTCCGGATCAGCCCGAAATAGTCCACCACTAGCAGCTTGAGCCCCTTAACCTTCCGGGCCATGTTGGCGATATCGTCCACGGTGGCGCGGGGCTTGCGGTTTGTGTAGACAGGTATCTGGGACACCTTCGAACTCCACTCCGCCGCACGGGCTCGCTCTTCGTCCCCAAGATTGCCCATCATGAGGGCGTCATAGGAAATCCCGGCGGCCCGCGACAGCCGTTTGGCGGCCAACTGCTCCTCATCCATTTCCAGGGAGACGAATAGCACTGGCCCCCGCTGCTGAGCCACCTGATCCGCCACGGCCAGCCCGAAGGTGGTCTTGCCCATGCCGGGCCGGGCGGCCAGAATGTAAAATCCGCTGTTCAGCAGGCCGCCGCCCAGCAATCGGTCTAAGCTCCGGTAGCCCGTAGGGACGTAGCCGCCGGCACCGGCATCCACCCGCTCCCGGTGCCGGTAATAGGCCAGCAAAGTATCCCCGGAGGTAGCCAGCTCCCTTGCGGTGTCCTGAGCCTCAATGGCCTCCAGCTCTCGCTGTGCGGCGGAAATCAGCTCCCTAGGGGTTTCCTCCAGGGTAGATGCACGCCGCTCCAGTTCCTGCCCGAGGGCAACCAGGCTGCGCCGCATGGACGCCCGTCGGGTCTCTTCCGCGTAAATCCCGGCGTTGGCCGCTGTGTTGGTGGCCTGCATCAGCTCCATCATGTAGGCGTCGCTGACTGCGCCCCTGGCCTCCGCCCGGATGCTCACAGGGTCTACTGGCTCCTCACGCCGGTAAAGCTCAACCGCCGCCCGGAAAATAGCCCGGTTCGCCTCCAGCACGAAATCTGCCTCTGTCAAATGCTCCAGCACCTCGGGCAGGCAGGCATCGTCCAGCAGGATAGAGCCGCATACCGCGCTCTCCGCCTCCAGCGCGTCAATCGTCATAGACCACAACCTCCTGCCCATCCTCGTCCCGCTCCAGGTGATAGGCCCGTGGGCGGTATGTCTCCGTAGTGGCTGGCTGCTCCGCCCTCCGGCGGGCCTCCCAGGTTCGCACGGCGGCTTTCCAGTCTACAATGGGCCGCCCTGCGCCGTATTTCCACCCCCGCGCTGCGTAGAAGTCCACAAAGGCCTCCGGGTCTATGCCGTTCCTCCGTTCCTGGCAATAGGCGCGGACTTCTTCCACCGTTGGGGGGACTTTCTTTTTACCCCCTTTAGGGGGTTTTTCTTTGGGGGATGGGGAAATAGATACAGGGGGCATGGGGGGAGAAGGAAGCGGGGAAGGGGGTATGCTATCGCTTGCTAGATTTTGCTTTAATTTGCTAGACTTTGCTATGCCGCCTTTCCGCCCGTTCTCCGCACGTTTCCGCCCTGTCTCTGTATCCTTGTCCATCTGCGCTTTCAAAATTAGATAGATTGACTTCTCAGCACCACGGGGTTCAACCGTACCTCCGCCCCTACTGTATTCCAGAAGGGACATAAGCAACCGGCCACACTCCGCTTCTCCGAGGGCCAAAATGGCGTCGGCGCAGATTATAGGGATTTTAATGTATTCCATAGGGCGGAGGCCCCCTTAAAACGGGAGCTCGCCGTCCTCGTCGGCATCTTCAAAAGGGCCGGACGTCCTCGCCTTCCAGGTCACGGACTTCTGGATTTCCTCCTGCATCCAGGTTGGAAGCTTTTTCAGTGTCTCTTCGGCGTCCTCGGCGTCCATATCAAACTGGATCGGCTCGTTTTCAAGGGGTGGCACTTCCATACCCTTCATCGGTTTGGAGATACCGGCAATCTTGGCGTAGGTGCCGCCATTCTTGCCCTCCTGGTTGACCACGGTAAGTAAACAGGGGGCGTTGATTACATTCGCCAGATTGAACCCGGCCAGCTCTTCTTGGGTAAAGGGCTTACCGCGCCAGGCGTCCAGATCATGGCGCAGGGTGGACTTCTCATGGAGGGAGGCGGTGTAGGGCTTGCTAAGCCAGCGGGGCTTGTCCTCACCGTCTACCTGCACGCGCTCCGTGGGCAGCTCAAAAATAAGCCGCACCTTTTCTTGATCCTTGTTGTTGAAGTCGTTGTGCTGGATGCCCAGGTCGACTACGCCCACGCAGCGGGCCGGGTACGCTCCGGGCTCAATGGGGGCACTGCCGCCGCCCTTGGTCTCCTTAACTGTCAAACTCATGTTGCTTGTCCTCCTTATCAAATGTAATCGGGCACTCATTCCCCATCCCGTCAAATGGATAGGGCAGGAACTCGCCGGTGAGGGCGCATTGGTGGCGCTTGAGGCCCTCCCGGTATTGGATGTAGGGGCACCACTGGCAAACCGTCAGCCCATTGGGGAAATGGACGGCCACGGTGGCTGTGCCGGTGGTGTAGTAGCGCACGCAGGTCTCGCGGCTCATACGTACCGCTCCACTTCCAGCCCCATCTCCAACGCCACCTGCTCCGGGCAGTCTCGTAGGGCCTTGTTGACCGCGGCCCGGAAGCAGTCCGGGCAGAGCCACCGTCCCTCCCACTGAAACCGTGCCTCGCCGTGGTAGACCTCCTGGCGGCACTTCTCACACTCGGAGACGGGGTTGTCCTGCTGCCTGTCCGAGCATGGGTTCAAATTTAACATTGACTTTTCCTCCTTCCAGCCCTAAAATAAGGGCAGATGTTCTTTCTCTTGCCGCCCTCCGGTCTTGCACACCGGGGAGCGGCGCTTTTATTCGTAAATAACGGCTTCCGCCCGTGTAATAAAATGATGAATGCCAGTAGAGCACTCGTTCCAGCGGTCATCATCAAAATCAGACACTTCAACGGTTTCCCCTATGGTATAAACAAAGTCCGGATCATAATTGCTCTTTACCTGGCCGCCAGCAGGATTTCCGTTGATATCTGTGATACTCAATACCTTGGCCTTACTGGCGCGGCATTTTCGGCTAGTAGCGGAGGACCGGCGTGCATCTGCGGGGATTTCCAACTCCACAACAAGGCCACTTGCCTTTTTATAGCCGATATAAGAACCGGAATCTGGGCATTGCAGCGGGTAAAAAACTGTATGAATATCCCATATCATTTGATCCATAGATGCACCGCTCAGGTTGGCATTGCTCAGGTTGGCACCGCGCAGGTCGGCACCGCGCAGGTCGGCACCGCGCAGGTTGGCACCGAACAGGTTGGCATCGCGCAGGTTGGCACCGCGCAGGTCGGCATCGCGCAGGTCGGCATCGCGCAGGTTGGCACCGCGCAGGTCGGCACCGAACAGGTTGGCATTGCTCAGGTTGGCACAGCTCAGGTTGGCACCGCGCAGGTCGGCACCGCGCAGGTTGGCACCGAACAGGTCGGCATCGCGCAGGTTGGCACCGCTCAGGTCGGCACGGCTGCCGCCCTCTCCATTCAGCCAAAGGAGATGCTCGTCCAAAATCTTTTTTAAGTCCATTTTGCTCCCTCCTCAATGTGGGATTTCTATGACCGCCCACACATCGTCGATGCTCTCCGCGCCCTCCAGTCCGGTGATCTGGATGGTGAGCGGGCCGGTTGGCGTGGGGGACGGGGTGGTGGTTGCCGCCGGGGTCTCAATGGCTGGCTGTTCCGGTTCCTGGTTCCAGATGATTTCAACTAGTGCAACCAGAGCCAACAAAAAGAATAGGTATACAGTGGTCACGATCAGTTGTTTCTTCATAGGCTGACCGCCACCAGAACAGCCAGCACCAGCGCCGCTCCGGCAACCACCGCCAGTTGCACCCGCTGGGCCACCGCCTGCGCCTGCTGTACCCGGCGGCGGTAGGCCCGGTAGCTGTACGCCTTTGCACGTCTGTCGCGCTCGGCCTGATGATTCATTCTGTCGTCACCTCCTTGTATGGGACGCCGACGATCTCGCAGACCTCCCGGCCTGTAAAATGAAGCACCCGTGCCATCAAGGCGAAATCCTGTAGGGGCGTCGTCTGAAACGACTTTTTCTTTCTGCGCAGATATGTAACAGGAACGACGCCCAAACGGTTGGCAACATCTATGTCATATTTCAGGTCGTTCTCAAATTTGGCTTTTTCGAGTGCCCGCATCAGCGCCTTTTCTCTGCGCTGCTGGTCTGTCATTCTCAATTTTGGCATTGAGATTCCTCCTTTTTTAAAGATACCGTTCCGCAAACGCTTGTACGGACAGTCCGGAGGCGGCGTACAGCTCACAGAGCTGCCACAGCTCCAGCTCCGTGTAGTCAGCCGGGGCAAATTCCTTCCCGGCCAGCTCCGCCGCCATCTGGAGGCAGGCGGTAAAAAGCGGAAGATAGCCGCCTGAGCCGCCCCGGCCTCCATGGAGGCGTTCGTGCTCGTCCCAGGTCATCCCGTAGTAGGCCCGGCACAGATCGTCCATGACGTGCCGCGCGGCGGTAAAGCGGTTCTCAATTTCATCTTTCTTGTTCGGCATAATTTTTCCTCCTTGCCAGTTGACAGGCTCGAAGGAAAGTAGTACACTTGTTCCATCAAGCCTAGTCGGGTAGGTCGATTAGGTTTGCAGCCCTGGTCGGTGTTCCCCCACCGGCTGGGGCGTTTTTTGTTGTCCCCCTTTTCGCCCCGTGGTATCATAGATGAAAAAGGAGGATGGAAGATCATGAAAACGGAAATCGTTTGCGCGATTATTGCGCTGGTCGGAACTGCCATATCTGGACTCTTATCCTGGTTTGTATCGAGGTCTTCTGCCGTAAAAGAGGTAGAAAAGCTCAGATTGACTTGGGAACACGAAACCATTGTTACCTCAGATGACGAATTTGCCGAGATGGTTTCTTCCGTGGCACTATGTATCCAAGAGAAGCTTCCTTCCAGCTTTGATAACGCAATTTGCCGAGTTGCCTCCGTTCGGTCGAAAGAACAGGGGCCACTTGCCGATAGTTTGGACAACCTTTATCGCATTCTTTTTGACATAAGCCCGAACTCTGGCATAGTCGACTTTTACAGCTCTGATTTCCAAGAACGCCTCAAACAGGCAGACGACTGCCTATCCCAAGTAATAGAAGAGAAGCGAAAGCGCAAAAGCACTTAAGAGTAAGAGTGTGCCAAAGCCCCAACAAAATAGAGTGAATATTGCTGATTCGCGGTCGTGGAAATACCATATTTCCAAGGCCGCTTTTGGCAGAAGGGACATAGTTAGAAGTGCGATTCCTACTAAATTACCGATTCCTTTCACCCCCCTCCTATCAGTCCGTTTTATCGGACTTCGCTTGTGGTACGCTGGGATTGCTCAAACTTGAGGATTTGGCTTACTGGAACACGAAGGCTTTTGCTAATTTTTTCGACAAGAGAAATATCCATGTCCTTCTGCCGATAGCCGTTCTCGATTGAACAGTAATAGCTCTCCGATATGTGAAGTTCGTCCGCCAAACGTTTCATCGTAAATCCTTTCCCCAAACGTGCATTTCGAAGCCACTCTCGCATTTTAACACCTCCATTTCTATACACTTTGGAAAGTTCATATTTATATTAACCCATTCTATACGGTTTGTCAAGAAGTTTCTTGCCATTTTGTATAGTTCTATTTACTTTTCAAATTGTAAAGTATATAATGGCCGCGAAAGGGTGGTTTTGATGCTTAAATTACGGGAATTGCGCAAACGAACAGGAATCACAATGAAAGACCTTGGAGAAGCTGTTGGACTTGCGGAGAGCACCATTTCCCACTATGAGACAGGAAAACGCCAACCAGATTATGAAACTCTTTTAAAACTCGGTGAATTTTTTGGCGTTTCGGTCGACTATTTGCTGACTGGAGAAGACACAAAAAAAGCGCCCACCCTTACCAAGAAGGATGAGCGAGATATTGAAAAAAAGTTAGCGGACATTTTAGCAGATCTGGAGAGCGGGCAGGACGGGCTTATGTTTTCAGGCGAATCCATTGATCCGACAACCCGCGAGCTCCTAGCAGATTCTCTCCGTAACAGTATGGAAATGGGTAAGAAACTTGCCAAGCAAAAGTATACGCCGAAAAAATACCGTAAGGAGGATTAGCGGTGGATACCAAAGTGATTGCCGAAGCGATGTGCCGTAAATACGAAACGCGCAACCCGTTCGATTTGGCGGCGTCACTGAGTATTATTGTGCTCCATGAGCCGTTGGGCGAAATTTTGGGGTATTATAACCGCTGTTACCGACAGAAATTCATACATATCAACGAGGAGCTGGAGGGGTACACCGCTACATTTACCTGTGCCCATGAGGTGGCTCATGCCATCCTGCACCCGAATCTGAGTACGCCGTTTCTGAGGGCGCACACAAGGTTTTCGGTTGAAAAATTCGAGAATGAAGCCGACCGCTTTGCGCTTGATTTTCTGTATGATGACAGTGAACTTCTCCCATTTTTAGAACGCACAATTTCAGATGCTGCGGCCTACATGGGAGTTCCGCAACGTCTTGCTAAATATCGCATGAGTACAATTAAAAATTTTATCCTTATGTGAAGTTATAGGGCAAATTAAACCAATAGGTCGCAGACTTGATTATGCATGAGGAGGAGAATGTAGAATGAAAAAGCGTGGGAAGCCCTTTCTAATAATCGGAGCTGTTCTGATCGTGTTGAACTGTATTAGCCTGATTTCTGATCCAACCGTCATTCCAGATGTATTGGCCTATGGTGGACAGGTATACGGAAATATTTTCGGAAGTATTTTGGGTCTTGTAGGTGCTTTTTCAATTTCTCTTCTCGGTTTGATACTTATCTGTATTTACTTAGTGCTAAATAGGAGAGGGAAAAAATAAGGTCGAAATGAAAAAAATAATAGATTTCATGTTTCGAAGCCGATATACTGTTGCGTTATATGCTACTTTAATAAGTCTTTTGTTTTCTTTCTTTATTGGAACAATATTTTTCTTAATAGTCAAAAATGACTACTTGGGATGTGTACTTGGCATTTGGTGGCTATTCGGGGCGCCACTTTTTACCGCTTCTATATTGCTTATTTTCACAAGACTTCCGGAAGATTTAACTTTCGGATTTGGTGCCGGGATATACTATGGAATGATTTTTGTCGTTATCTTAATGGGTGATTCGGGATATGAAAAGCCGTCCTCTTATGTAACAGGGATTCTAATTTCTTCTGCTGTAAGCTATATCGTTTGGCGAACCAAATTTAGGGAACAATACAGAACTGAAATGAAGCATAAAAAGAACGAAGCAGTTTCTAAATCCCACTCTACTGTATGGGAAAAGAAACCACCTATCATAAGAAAAAAAGTATATGAAACCGAGGAAAATGGCACTTCATCAGAAATATATTGTCCCTCTTTTAGACGCACTATGGGCGAGTTCGAAACGAAAAGTTTGAAGAAAAAGTTAACCCGTACACGGATTGTATTATGTGTCGTAGTTATTCTCTTGATCGCTTCGTTGGGAGAAACTATTTATCTATGGAACCAGTTCAATGCTCATGCTGAGACATATTACGAGGCCGGATATCAGGACGGGGAAAAAGCCGCTCAGTCGATTAAAACGCACAATACGGGAAATGATTCGAATAGACATACATATACCTACGTCTATGTGACGGAATCAGGGGAGAAGTACCACGTGGCGACGTGCCGCTATGCTGAAAACGCGGAAGCAGTAGCTTTGAACGATGCCATAGACCGGGGCTACACCCCCTGCTCCGTCTGCAACCCGCCGAGGCCATAAAAAGAGCCGCCCCAGGAGAGGCGGCCTTGACAAGAGAATACAGGACGGTTTATAATAGACACAGGAAGGCGCTGCAACAAGCGGTTAGCCCTGTGTTAAGTGAATAGTTCCATTAAGAAACCGTCACCGGCCAGGGTGGCGGTTTCTGCTTTTCACAATAATCGTAACGGTGAACCGTCCGATATGTAGTGTGATCCGCATGGGCCTCACCCCCTTTCGGGAGGTGTGGCTAACCGCCTGCCGTTGTGCAGCGCCACAATCAGAATAGCATATCGTTCGACAGAAAGCAAGAGAAACCGCCCCCGGTACTCGCAATACCGGAGGCGGCCATAGAAGGGCAGATGCTTGTGGGCTGTCTGCTCCTTCATTTTATCGGAATGGAGGGAATTTGTCAATGAAAGTTCCAAAGGCCAGGAAACTCTCGTCCGGGAAATGGTTTATACAGCTCCGCCTCGGCGGAGAAAGCATCCCGGTAACGGCCGGCACAGAAAAGGAATGTACCCGGCAGGCTCAGGCGGTAAAAGCAGAGTATCTGGTTGGTAAGAGAGCCCCGAAGAAACCGGAGGAAACAGACTCCCCGACATTGAACGAGGCCATAGACAGCTACATATCGGCTCGGGACAATACCCTGTCCCCTCTGACTGTGCGGGGATACCGAACCATTCAAAAGCACCGGTTCAAGAGCACACTGTCCCGCAGGCTGGACGAAATACCGGAGTCCGAGTGGCAGGTCATTGTAAATCAGGAGGCCGCCCTATGCTCTCCTAAAACACTGAAAAACGCCTGGGGATTTATTCGAAGCGTCGTAGAGGACGCCACCGGGAAAAAGCTGCCGGAGATTACCCTTCCGGTTCAAATTCCAGCCGAAAAGCCATTTCTTTCACCTGATGAAATAAAAAAATTTGTCTCCGCTGTCAAGGATACGAAATATGCGGTTCCCTGCCTGTTGGCTTTATGCTCTCTCCGTGTATCAGAAATTCAAGCCTTAAAGTGGCAGAACATACCTCAGAACCCGAAATTCATCCGCGTATCCGGCGCGGTAGTTTTGAATGAGGACAACAAGTATATTGAAAAACGCCAGAACAAAAATGTTACCTCAGCCCGCAAGGTCCCCATCATGATTCCAGAGCTGGCAGCGGCGCTGGAGCGTGACCGGAAACCATCCGGCCCGGTGCTGGAGATACATCAAAACAGCCTTCGGTGCGCCATCAAAAAGATTTGCAGCGCGAACGGGCTTCCGAATGTCGGAGTCCATGGCCTCCGGCACAGCTTCGCCTCCCTGGCTTACCACCTCCAGATTCCGGATAAAATCGCAATGGAAATCGGAGGCTGGGCTGACGCCACAACTATGCATAAAATCTATACCCACATTGCCAAGTCGGACATAGCTCGCTATGAGACGGCCCTGAGTGCATTCTATCGCAGCGAAGAAAATGCTAACAAAAATGCTAATGAAGAATAA